ATCGAAGCTAAACGTACTGGCATCACTCTCCAGTGTGCCTCCATCCAGTGTCAGCACCGCAGTGCCTGCGTCCAGGGACAAAGCGTTATTGCCCGAAGTATCTATCGTCGCAGCAGCATCAAATGATAGTGTCGTTGCATCACTCTCCAACGTCCCACCATCCAGCGTCAGGACTGCAGTGCCTGCGTCTAATGTCAGGGCGTTATTACCTGATGTGTCGATGGTGCTGGCAGCGTCGAAGCTGAGCGTAGTCGCTTTAACCCCAAGGGTCTGCCCACTGTCTCCCACGGCATCGGTGTAGACATTCGCCCATCGAACGCTCGTAGTCCCAAGGTCATCAGTGGAGTCTGTGTCCGATAAGACGTTGCCCCCAACTTTGATACCTGTCGTAGGGGCTGTGTTGTTATCGGTTGAGAATCCACCACGCACCCTCACATCGTCTGTGCCATCCTGTATGTCCAATACCACCGCATTGGTGCCACTGCCATCTGCGTTGGTCGTAGATAGCTCTAAGGCCGTATTTGAAGCACTGTAGCGCAGGAGGTAATCCCCATCCGTAGCAGACCCCATCGTTAAATAGATGTTATCGATGAATGCCAGCTTGGAACTGGTGGACATGGTATGCGTACCTGTCCAGGTCCAGGCAGCACTGGTGGAGACATTATCGGAATTTAACGCACCACTATTGGTGTTGGTGATGATGTTGTTGAACTCAGCGTTTAAGTCGCTGCTGGTGAGCGTTTCGTTACTCGACCAGGTTTTTACTCTACTGTAGGTTGCCATGATTTACCCTGATGGTGGAGTTAAGCCTGCTTGCCCTGGGACCTTACCCAGCTTAGACAGGAAGCGACCTTCTTCTGAAGGCACTTCTCCTGAATGGAGTGCCTCTATTGCGGCATAGGGATCTGTAAGGTCGAAGCCCCGTGCTTCGGCTAGCCGCTCCAGCGCAATTTTTAGTGGAGTATTCGGACTTAAGGACTTTAGCACTGATTGGTGTTCTGCAGGTAGCGCTTTAAACTCCCGTGCCGCCTTGGTGATTAAGCGCTGGGCTTGCGCCTTTAGCCCTGGCGTTTTCGGATGCCTGCTGAGCGATACCAGTATCTCCGATGCCACACGCGGATTGTAAAGAGCCTGTTGTGGGATCTGCATCAAGGCAATAACCAACCCCCCCCAAACGGGATTACCCGACATCACCCCTGTCATCACCCCACCCAAGATAGATACGGTCTGCGCCAACTCTGCACGCTGCGCCAATCCCTTGGAGACAAAGGGCGAGAACAATCCCCCATGAACCATAGCCAAGATGTTTTTGTTACCCGACATTTCCTCAAACTCACGCAAAAGCTGTGGACGCAATGCCTGTCGCATAGTGGGATTATAGGTGTTCGACAGTTCTCCAAGGATGGTTTCACGTGTAGCCTTATCCACGCTGGTTCCCGTCACCTTGAAAGCGTTGTGCATATCTTCTTGCATCTCAATGACTTTACGATAATCGCCCATCGCCTTTGTATATTCTTCACCGTAGGCTTTTTCCACATTGTCAGCTATCGTGCGCCTCAAGAGGGACCGCACGGCAAAGGCTTGCTGTGTAGTGCTGGGGTTACCTCCCGCATCTGTCGGTGAAGGCATACGACTGATGCTTTGATCCAACTTCCTGCGCCAATCGTGGATCTGTTTGCCCGTAATAGAGGGATTCCAATTCAGCACCGCTTCAATGTCCTGAGCAATCGCCTTCCGGTAACTTGTGTCTATCCCACTGTCATCGCCAAAAATCACTTTGTACTTCACAGTGGTGCCCCCCCTGGCACCCGATTGCGTATACCCAATCCCCTCTATGCGCTGGATGCTGCCAGCACCTGCTCTTTTTTCAATGCTGTCAATCACCCCTTGCTTTAACCGCTCTAAGGCTGCGCCATCCTCAGTCGCTGCAGTAAAAGGCTCTTCCAACCTGCCTGCCAGCTTACCCATGCCAGCTTTATAACTGTCCTGCGCCTTCTTTCTCAGACTCTTCGTTGCCTGAACGATCTCCCCCAGCAACATAGGCATAAGCTCACCACGCGGAAGGCTCCTAAAGGCCCTGAATCGATTCACCCAATCATCCCCCCGCAATGCGGCCAGCTCACGCAATTCAGGTACGGCCCAATCTTTGGAAGTGCTGAAAGCAACCGCACTTTCCCCATACTCTGTCCATAGCGACTTAGCATCCCCTTCTAGGGGATTCTGTCTAAGCCTATCCCAGAATTTTTTGGTCTTCCCCCACCCCCACGGAGGGATACGAGTCACTGCCGTAAGTCCTGCCGTGGTGGGGTCTACCCAATCTATCGTCCTTCTTGCTTTTTCCAGCTGCTCTACAGCCCTGGGCATCTTCATATAACGTGCGCTACCCGCAAGGCCCTTTAACAGCCCACGGGTGGGAGTAACAGAAAGGGCATTGGCAATCGCTCGGAAGGGATCTTCCTCTATCGCCGCTGGTTCAAACGACTCTGTGAACTCTGCACCCATCTCCCGTGCTGCCTGCTTCCATATAGGCTTTTCTTCTGCCCAGGACCTCGGCTCAGCCCCAGAACTCAGCACCCCCTCACCTTCTCCTTCAACAGGTAATTTTGGTACAAGGGGCGAGTAAAACGAAGGCTGTTCCCCTCGTATCTTACCCAAAAACTCTCTTCCTTCGGGACTAGCTCCCTCAGTCATCTCCTCCATGAAGACCTCTGCCCCTGCGGTTCCCAGCTTAGCCAGTGAAGCCAGGACTCCCTCAGATGGGGGAGTTGTAACGACTTGCTTTCCTATATCGACAAGACCCTTTCCTGCTTCCCATGCCTGCCTGCCAAAAGAAGGAAGAGCAGCCCATGCCATTTTCTCAGGATCGATCTCGGAGTAGGTCTGGGGTCCAGGCTCTTCCGCAGGCTCTTCCTTCTCAAAGGGCAATATATGCTTGTTGTAATAAGCCCTCCCTAAAGCCTCTGCATCGTCACCCCAATCCTGCTTGTATTTAGGATGGTCTGCCATCAACCCCAGACCAAGTTCTCTAAGTTCCTCTGATGTTTTCATGGGTCTTTTTGCCGTTTCAATGTCGGATCGTAAACGGTTGAGTTTTCAGACTCTTCTACCACTGATGGCTCCTCCAATCCAACTGCATATTGCTCCAGTAGTTCAAAGGCTTTTTCCTTGTCGATGACGTAACCCCCACCCTTTGGTACGATAACGCCCCGTGTTAAGAAGTCTTGCTGATCAGGAGCTAGCTTGATCCCCTTTTCCTCTATCTCACGCTTCAGCTGGATCAATTCCTCCAGGGCTTGCCACTTCCGATCCACAACGGGTTTCGCTTCCCCTACTTTTGGAAGCATCCGCAGCACCGCTTCGGCATCTGCATTACTTGGCCTGCCATCATTGAATGCCGAAGCTATAGGCAACGAAAGACCTGCACGCTCTGCCATATAGGTCGTTTCCGCTGGCTGCACATAACCTGCCCACAACTCAGGAAGCACTCTGCGGAATGTCTCTCTGGCTAAAGACTTAAAATTACCCTGATAGTCGATATCATCCCAAACACCTTTCAAGACCTCAACAGCAATACCAACTTGATCTGCATCTGTTCCCGTGCCTCGCTTAGCCGCTTCTTTCGTGTAATCCTTCAATCCTCTGGTAAAGCCGCTCAAAACGATCCCTTGATATGGCTTAGACAGCTTATTAAATGCAACCTGAGCATCGGGGTTAAGTTCAAAGAACTGATCCATCGTTTTGGCCTGTCCCATTCCCACCATATTTGCAACCATATCGCTCAAGCCGTCTGCCGTAATCTTGTCTGCTTTTAACTGCGCATCTTCCTCTCGGCGCTTACCTGCTTCTTCCTGCTTTCTCAGTGTTATCTCCTGACCTTCTCTTTTTATCTCCTGCTGCTCAGCCCGATAGTCCTCAAGGGCCTGGAACTCTTTTTGCTTCCTTCCCCTCTCGCGCTCCAGAGTTCTTTCCTCGCGCAGACCCCCTCCTACGTCAGCCAGGGTACCGAAAAGAGTGCCCAGCTTACCCATGCGGGGTTGCTCGGTGACCCCCCTTGCTCCTGCGCGACTGCTAAGGGCATTGATCAGGTTGGCTCTGGCCTGGGACTGCCTCATCTGCTGGTTTGCTTCCGACTGCGCCCTACCCCCCATATAAGCCTGCCCACCCTTGGCTAATGCCTGTAGTATGGCAAGCCCTTGATCACTGCCAGCGAAGCGACCTAAGCGCTGCAGGAGGGTTGGATCTTCCAGGTCTTTGATGTCATCCATCGCAAACGGAGACAGTTCTACATCATCGGGCCTGTCCTGTGACTCCGCTTCCGCTATCGGTGTAGTTGGGCGTTTTGGGGCTGGGCGTTGCCTATCAACATC